TCTGCAGTGTGGGCAACTCGGGTAACGCCAACTCTTACAACGCCAGCACCTCGAGTGGTGTGTCCTTCGGCTTCTGCGTTTAATCCAAAATCCCGTATCATCCCGCCCCGGAAGGGGCGGTGAGAAAGGAGAAGATATGCAATACCCAAGGGTTATTACGCTGATAGACGGAAAGAACGAAACCCTGTTCTCTGTTGACGATCTCGAATACCTGATTGACGAGTATATGGGCTTTGACGCTCTAAAGGATTTTAGAGCCTTGCGGGAAGAACAGGCCGAACGAGAAAACAATCTGGCAAGGTCTATTACAGACCTGAAAGTCAAGGTTCACGACCTGACGGTACACATTGCGGAAATGGAGAGTGATTTCCATGACCAATGATAACCGCAAGGTAGGCACTTCCTTCGAGCAGACACTATGCCGTAGGCTTTCGGATTTTGGCTTCTGGGCGCACAACCTCGCTCAGAACAAGCAGGGTCAGCCTTTCGATGTGATTGCAGCTCGACACGGTAACACCTATCCCATTGACTGTAAGGTGTGTGAGAAAAACATTTTCCGTCTTGATCGAATTGAAGAAAATCAGTATTCCGCTATGAGGTTGTGGAGGCAGACCGGAAATGGAGAAGGGTGGTTCGCCCTTCTCCTGACAAACGGAGAAATCTGGTTCCTATCTCTGGCAGACATGGAGAGTTTCATGCTGAACCGAAAATCTATCTATCTCCCGGATATTCGTCAGTATGGACTTCCGCTGGAAGCGTGGGTGTTGAAATGCGGATGGTAGTATCAAACCGGCTTCGCATTGAAGACCCCTCACCGGAATTGATTTCATGGTGTAAAAAAAATCTGGTGCTGGCAAACCCGGACTACACCAAAAAGGCCAGAATGAACCTATGGCTCGGAAACACTCCCCAAAAGTTGTACTTGATGGAATGGGATGGAAACACACTGGTTCTCCCGTATGGTTGCTTCAATGATGTACTAAGGCTATCCCCGTTCATTGATGTGTCCATGAAATTTGTGAAGCAGGAGCCGGTAGATTTCCAGTGTGTCATCCCTCTCTATGATTATCAGGAACAGGCAAAAGCCGCTCTGGTGGAGTCTGGGAAAGGAATTTTGCAGAGTGCAGCTGGCTCAGGGAAAACCCAGATTGGAATTGCCTTGGCTTGTGAGATAGGCGAAAAGACGCTGTGGCTGACCCATACAAGGGACTTGCTTCTGCAAAGTAAAAACCGGGCTGAGATGTATATGAACCCTGACCTGACCGGCACGATCACTGAGGGAAGAGTCCATATTGGAAGGGGTATCACCTTTGCCACGGTTCAGACCATGTGCAATCTTGACCTTGACCGGTATAAAGACACTTGGGGTTGTGTCATCGTGGACGAATGCCACCGGGTAGCCGGTACACCTACCGCTGTCACGCAGTTCTCTAAGGTGCTGAATGCTCTGGCCGCACGGCACAAATATGGCCTCTCTGCAACGGTTCACCGGGCAGACGGCATGATCGCAGCTACCTACGCCTTACTCGGAAAGATAGCCTATCAAGTGCCGGACGAGGCCGTAGCGGACAAGATTATGACCGTTGACATTCTTCCCCGGTACACACAAATTGGCCTGAGCAAAGAGTTCCTTGATACGGACGGCACAATCATCTATGCCAAACTGGTAAATTATTTGGCTGAGGATTTTCGCCGGAACGGGCAAATTGTCTGTGATCTGGTAGCCAATGGGAGTCACTACAATCTCATTCTCTCCGATAGGCTCTCTCACTTGGAATATCTCATGAAGCATTTACCAAAAGAATTGAGAGATAAGTCAGTCATGGTGGATGGAAAGATGACCTCTAAGAAAGGTAAAGCCCAGCGAGAAAAAGCCATTGAGGATATGAGAGCCGGTAAGAAACACTTCCTCTTCGCTACCTATGCACTGGCAAAAGAGGGGCTGGACATTCCACGGCTTGATCGGCTCTATTTAGTGACTCCCCAAAAAGATTATGCCGTAATCGCCCAGAGTGTGGGCCGGGTTGCCCGTACCTTTGAAGGAAAGGCAACACCTGTTGTCTATGATTATGTGGACAACGGCATTCAGTATCTTGTTCGCAGCTTCAAGAAACGCTGTACCACTTACCGAAAACTCGGCTGTCATTGGTTAGAGGGGGCGGTAATGTGAGAGTGCTTGTGGCTTGCGAAGAGAGCCAGACCGTGGCGAACGCATTTCGGGAGGCCGGACATGAGGCTTATAGCTGCGACCTTGTAGAGTGTAGCGGTGGACACCCTGAGTATCATCTTAGGGCAGACGCTCTCGAAATCCTGAAAATCAAGTGGGATATGATTATCGCCCATCCACCGTGTACCTATATGAGCAAGGCCGGAGCCAGATGGATGTACCCCAAGGCGGGGGAGTTATCACAGGAACGCTTTGATCTCGCTATGAAAGCGAAAGCGTTTTTCATGAGATTTTTAATGGCTGATTGTCCCAGAATTTGTGTTGAGAACCCAAGGCCATTGAAAGTTGTAGGACTCCCCCCCCTACACAGGTCATTCAACCCTACGAATATGGTCATCCATACAGCAAAGCAACGCTCCTATGGTTGAAAGGTTTACCGCCTCTTCAACCCACAAAAATCATGACTGAACACACTCCGTTTCTTCCCAGCAATACGGGAGCCTTTTCCCGTGGAGGCGGAGGGTCAAGAGGAACGGCACATGACCCTGTAACTGCCTCCAAGACCTTTCCCGGCATTGCAAAAGCCATGGTTGACCAATGGGGAAATTTGTAAAAGGAGGTGCCTGTGTGAAAAATGATTGATGATCGCTATATTTTTGACTGTGAGGTTTTCGCTTTCGATTGGCTCTTTGTTTTTAAGCACAAGACTACGAAAGAGTACACGGTCATCCACAATGATAATGAGGCTGTGCGCCAGTTCATGGAGCAAGAACCCCTTCTGGGAGGCTTCAATAACAAGCATTATGACCAGTTCATTTTGAAAGCCGTCCTCTGTGATTATACCCCGGAACAGGTCAAAGCGGTCAATGATTTCATCATCGTGCAAGGACATGAAGGGTGGGAACACCCTGATCTGCGTGAGAGCCGGGTCTATTTTGACCAATATGATCTCATGGATGACTGCCAGATGGGTCTATCCCTGAAAGCCATTGAAGCGCACTTGGGGATGGATATTCGAGAAACAACGGTAAGTTTTAACATCAACCGGCCTCTCACTCAGCAGGAACTTGATGAAGTCATTTTTTACTGCAAGCACGATGTGGACGCAACTGACCAGTTGGACGATCTGCGGCAGGGTTATCTTTCCAGCAAACTTACTCTGGGGAAAGAAAAGGGAATTTACCCAGCAAAGGCCCTCTATATGACCAATGCCAAGTTGACCGCAGCTTACCTTGACGCAGAACCGAAGCCCCACTATGACGAGCGTGAGTACCAGTACCCACCGGCTCTGTTGAAGCAGTATATCCCGCAAAAGGTGTTTGACTTCTTTGACCGGCTGAAAGACATGAGCATTCCTAATGAGGTAGTGTTCAAGGAAAAGTTGGAGATCACCGTTGGAGATTGCCCTTGTACGATTGCCTACGGAGGTATTCACGGTGCAATTCCCTGTTATCGGGAAGAGGCCACGGAAACTCGCTCCATTCGGAATAAGGATGTTGCCAGTTACTACCCTCACCAGATGATCTTGAATGGGTATTGTAGCCGGAACATTCCCTCTCCCGATGTGTATGCCGCCACCATTGAGCGGCGTGTCAAGGCGAAAAAGGCCGGTGATGACGCAATCGCAAACGCTCTAAAACTGGTTTTGAACACCACCTACGGAGCCATGCTCAATCAGTATAACGACCTCTATGACCCTCTCATGGGCCGGTCAGTATGTATCTCAGGCCAGTTGCAGCTACTTGAAATGGCCGTCCATCTCACTCAGGAATGCCCCACGCTGAAAATCATCCAGCTTAACACTGATGGTATCATGGTTAGCCTTGATGACTCCGATGTTACCCGGTATCAGGAAATCACTCAGGAATGGGAACAGCGTACCGGGTTCGAGTTGGAAGAAGACCTGATAAAGATGATCTGCCAGAAAGATGTGAACAATTATGTAGAGGTTCCATTCAAAGGGGAGCCGAAAATCAAAGGCGGAGTCCTCGTTAGGGGAGCAATCACCAATGCAAAGATTGATTTTACTGCAATGGGACTTCCGGCATGGAAAAATCTGAAAGGCGGAGCGTTCAACATCAATAACAACGCTTGTATTGTAGCAAAAGCCGTTGAAGAATATCTGGCCTACGGGGTTCCCGCTGAAAAGACAATCATGGAATGTGACCGGCTTTTGGATTTCCAGTTGATAGCCAAGGCCGGGAGCAAATACGGTGACGCTCTTCATGAGGTAGACGGAGAACTAAAGGTAGTGCAGAAGGTCAACCGTGTGTATGCTACCGAAGATCACCGGTTCGGGACACTCTACAAAATGCACCTGACCACCGGCACTCCGGTCAAGATCGCCGGTCTTCCTTCAAGGTGTGTCGTGGACAACGATAATCACCTGACCATTGATGTAGTTGACCGTGACTGGTATATCCGGCTGGCAAAGCGGTATGTTCGGGATTTTCTTGGACAGAAGCCGCCGAAGAGGAATACCCGAAAGGTGAACAAGGTGAAAAAAAAACTGTTGTCTTTATTGGAGGACACGGTATGAAGGATTGGACAGGAACAATAACTTCCACTTTCAAGACCATTGGTGCCTCTAATCACACTGATAAGGAACGAGAACACAACGATTATTATGCGACAGAGCCTCGTGCGGCAGAATTATTGTGTGACCTGTTTCAATTCTCTCCCTATATTTGGGAGTGTGCGTGTGGCGCAGGACATTTAGCCAAGGTTTTTGAAAAGCGAGGCTACCTTGTTAAAGCAACTGATCTTATTGACCGAGGATATGGCGAGGGAGGCATTGATTTCTTGAAGTGTGACCGGCCCTTTGCCGGGGACATTATCACAAACCCGCCGTATAAATTTGCACAAGCATTTGTTGAAAAAGCGTTGTCCCTTGTAAGCGAGGGTCATCATGTAGCAATGTTTCTAAAACTGACCTTTATGGAGGGAAAAGGCAGGAAAGAGTTATTCCAAAAGACCCCCCCCAAGGTTATTTTTGTTTCCAGTTCCCGGCTCTTATGTGCTAAAAACGGAGAATTTCAGAAAATGAAAGATGGCGGTGGTTCTGCTGTTGCCTACGGTTGGTACATTTGGGAAAAGGGTTACGCCGGGAATACGATTATAAAATGGTTCAATTAAAAAAATGGAGGGTTCAACATGAAGAAAAACCCCGGAAGAGCGGAGCGTAGACGGCTTTTCTTTAGCCGCCGCAGAGCCGCAGGAAAGCAGAGAGCCAAGATGAACGAATATATCAGCTCTCACAAATTTTTGAAGAAGTTTCAGGAGGTATAAGAGATGGCTACCAAAACACCCGCTCCCGCTGTTGATTACAGCACCATGAATGCTCTTGCAAAGTTGCAGCTGGCCCGGTTGAAGTTCCTGCAAGCCGGGGTAAAGAAGACCGGCAAGAACATTCACTTGGAGTTCATGTACTTCGAGTTGCAAGACATTGTTCCCACCGCAGAGTCCATCTTTGCCGAGGTTGGTCTTCTGATGGTTCCCACCGTTGGCAAGGATTACGCTACCGCCAAGGTCTATAACTGTGATGACCGTGAGGAAGAGCCGGTTGTCTTTGAGGTTCCTTTCACCCAGATTGCCCCTATCATCTCGAACACCGGTAAGGTGGTTACGAATGAAATGCAAGCTCTTGGCAGTTCTATCACCTACATTCGCCGGTATCTCTGGCAGTTGGTACTTGACATTATCGAGGCCGACAGCATTGACAATATCTCTGGTGGGGATGATGGTCAGGACGCTCCTACTCCCACTCCCAAGAAGACCCGGAAAGCCCCTGTCACGCAGGAACAGCGGCAGGAGATTAAGTCTGAACTGACTTCCGCTCCTGAGAATGCCGCCAGTGAGGAACAGATTACCAATCTGAAAACCTCCCTGAAAAAGCTCATGGAGCTTGACCCCGATCAGGAGTCCTTTGTTCAGAGTGTAGCGGTGAAGACCGAAGGGTTCACTAAAATCACCGCTGATGTATGTGACCAGCTGATTGCCGGAGTTTCGGATATGCTGACGGCGTATGAAACACAGGAGGGTTAATCATGGAATGGATTGACAACAGAATTCAGATTGTGCCGCCCAAGCGTCCTAAGAAGCTGACGGCAACCCGGTTTGCTACCGTTCTGGGGCTGAACCCGTGGTCTTCTCCCTTCGAGGTGTGGTGTGAGATCACTCGTACCTACCAGAAGACCTTTGAAGATACCATTTACACCAGAGCCGGTAAGATCATCGAACCGAAACAGGCGGAGTACATGAAGAACACCTACTTTATGAGCAATCTGGTGACTCCGACTGACCGGTTCGGGGAGGATTACTTCAAAAGAACCTTTGGTGACTTCTTCCCTGATGTGGCTGTCTTCGGTGGTATGTGGGACTACCTGCTGTGCGACAAGACCGGTAAGCCCATGGCTGTCCTTGAAATGAAGACCTCCAAGCGGGTAGAGGATTGGGCTGAGGACATTCCCGAGTATTATGCCCTGCAAGCTGCGCTCTATGCTCACCTTCTGGGTGTAGACAGCGTTATCATGGTGGCCTCCTTCCTTGACCTCTCTGACTATGAGGCCCCGGAGAACTTTGTGTGTAGCTCCGCAAACACCATTACCCGGCCTTTCAAGGTGTCTGAGCGTTACCCTGACTTCGAGAAGCGGTATGTGAAACCGGCTCTGAAATGGTGGAAAGATCATGTGGAAACCGGCCTCTCTCCTGCCTATGACGAAAAGCAGGACGCAGAAATCTTGAAGGTTCTCCGTACCAATAACCTGTCCCCTGAAACCGATTTGGCCGATCTGGTATCCGAGGCGGAAACCCTGAAAGCCAAACTGGACGCTCATGCCGCAGAAGTGGCGGAAGACGAGAAGCGGTACAAGACCCTGACCGACATGATTAAGAAGTCTGCCATGTCGCAGTTCCGGGACGGGGACAAGAAGGTGTCTATCACCGGCAAGGCTTACACCTGGGAGGTCAGCCGTTCTTCCACCGCTAAAATCAACAAGGACGCTATGAAAGCGGACGGGGTGTTGGAGAAGTACACCACCATGGAAGACACCTATCGGATTACTCCGAAAATGATTAAGGAGGACTGAACAATGTATATTGACCCCTTTGTGGCCGGTGTTCTGGCTACCGTCATGGTAGAACTGATGGCAAGCATTGTCTACGCTATCTGGGTAGGCAGGAAGAAGTGAGAGGTGTGTTATGAAATTTGAGAAATTTGTGAAGTCCCTCGCTTCCAGCGGTGTTATTTACAATCAGCAGATCGGTGATCTCCCTATCAATGACCGCTGGCTGGCCTCCCCGTCCGTGTTCATGAAAATTCCTGTTACGGTGAAAAGTGTGACAGCTGCGGCCATTCAGGAAATGCCGAAAGCAATCTCCAAGATGATTGACCAGATCGGCCATACCGAATATGCAGAACTGGCAGAAGCCATTATGCCATATCCCGATGGTGGTATCAAGGATTGCATTCGGGTCTTCAAGACCAAGGACGGCACTATCTCTATCAAGATTAGCAATGATGATTGGTCTTTGATTGAAAAGTCCGACCTATGTGAAATCCTGTATGCCTATGACCTTGACACGAATTCGACCGTGGCTAAGGCTCTGTTGGTCAAACAATATCCCGAGTTACCGGATGATGAAGACGAACTTGTAGGTATCATCTTCCCGGTAAACCTTGAAGTTTAAGGAGGACACCTACTATGGCGAAAATTGGACTGAGTGAGGGATTTACCCTCATTCCCGAAGGAACTCATGTGTTCAAAATCACAGCGGTCAACTACAAGGAAGCCTTTGGCAAGTTGGAGATCACCATGCAGACTCAGAGCGGAGCCAAGCACATTGAACGCTTCTCCCTGCTGAAAACCGATGGCTCTCCCAATGAAGGTGCCCTGAACGCTTTCAGTTACTTTGCCAAGACCGCTCTCAATGATTTCTCCCTGACTGAGATCGACCATGAAGACCTCGTTGGGTGCTTCATTGAGTGTGATGTGGAGCATGATGTTCAGCCGAACAAGAACAAGCCGGATAAGACCGTCACATTCGCTCGGCTGGCCGATAAACGGCCCTCTGAGGGCTGGGATGAAGGAGAAGCCCCCTCACCCACACCGGCCTCTAAACCCGCTCCTGCGGCCTCCCAGACGGCAAAGAAGCCCTCTTTTGACCTGAATGCCCTGTTAGGGTGAAACCGGACGAGGGAGAGCGGTTATCTACCCTCTCCCTCTCCAATGGTTTGTTGAAAAACTTGTGGAAAGTGAGGATAAGATACTTTGACCATGACAAAGACAAAGGTGCAAATGCACCGGGAGATTTGCGAAGAAATCAATGATCTCTATGCCCGGAAAAATCACGATTACGGGGACAGTTTTCACCAGACCTTTGTTGAAGAGGGTATGGCTATGGCCCGTATTCGGCTGGGAGATAAGTTCAACCGGTTCAAGACTCTTTCCCGTTCCGGGGAACAGAAGGTTGATGACGAGTCTATCAGGGACACATTGATTGATCTTGCCAATTACGCAATCATGACTGTGCTGGAAATGGAGGTTGCAGGAAATGAAACAGATTAAGACCGTGCGACACCGTTTGGACAACACTTGTCAGTTTGACGATGAAGTAAATAATCTTCTGCGTGAAGGTTGGCTTTTGAAGAAAAGAACCGTTTTGCGCCCCTTTTGCCAGGGCAGTTCAATGTTTGTACACATCATGCTATATGCCGAACTGGAGAAGGAGGTTGCCGATGATGACGCTTAATGATTACCAAAAAGCCGCAGACCGTACTTCCGGCGATCTCTGTCCTTGGGACAAAATTCGGAACGGCTGTTACGGCTTAAACGGTGAAGCCGGAGAGTGCATTGACATTCTGAAAAAGGTTGAGTTTCAGGGACACACCTTTGACCCGAACCGGCTGATTGACGAGTTGGGAGATGTGCTGTGGTATGTGGCACAGACCGCTACCGGCCTGGGCGTGCCCCTTGCAGATGTAGCCCAGCACAATATTGACAAGCTGCGGGGTCGTTATCCCGATGGCTTTGACCCTGAAAGAAGTGTTCACCGGCCCGAGTATGAGGAAGGAGTCTGTCATGACTGAAAATGAAAGACTCAATGCCCTTCTGGACTTCATGAAACTCCCGGACGGAAGCCCTTTAGTCACGGTCAACATGATTGACTGGCTTGTGACAAACGGATTTTTCCATGCTCCCGCCTCCACTAAGTATCATGGCAATCATGAAGGTGGCCTCTTTGACCACTCCCTCTCCGTAGCAAAGCATTTAGTTGGTCTGACGGAAAGTTGTCAGTTGAAGTGGAAGAATTGCCGTTCCCCCTATCTGGTAGGAATGTTCCACGATCTCTGCAAGATTGACCAGTACCGTCACCCGAAGTTAGACCTTCACCTTTTGGACGGAACTAAACTGTATTCCGAGCATGAGTGGGAGTATAACCCGGACACTCTTTTGAAGGGCCATGGAGATAAGTCAGTTATGCTTCTCTCTCAGTTTTACGCTCTGACTGAGGAAGAGATCATGTGTATCAGGTATCACATGGGAGCCTTTTGCCCGAAAGAGGAATGGAACGATTACACCAGAGCGGTAAGAGCCTATCCGAATGTCCTTTGGACGCACCAAGCGGATATGCTGGCAAGTCATGTGGAAGGAGTCTGACCATGAAGATTATTGAACCCAGCGTGGAGCTTGTCAATGCTCCCTCTTATCCGAACATTCTCTCTGATTGAACAGGCTGGGCGCACTTGCTACAAGTCCGAAAGCAAAATCACCGAAGACAGCGCAGAGAAGTTTGTCAGGAACATTTTGAAAAGAGGCCACGAGGCCGTCATTGAGCATGGTGTTGTGACCGTCCGGTTTATCTGTGACCGGGGAGTTAGTCATGAAATCGTCCGTCATCGGCTGGCCTCCTATTGTCAGGAGTCTACTCGGTACTGCAATTACAGCAAAGAGCAGTTCGGTACGGAGATCACCGTTATCTCTCCCGCATGGACTTCCGAAGGACTTCTTCCTTATACCATGTGGAAAGCTGCTTGTTATGAGGCTGAGGAAAAATACTTTACCCTCTTGGACATCGGCTGTTCTCCGCAGGAGGCCCGGTCTGTACTACCGAACAGTCTGAAAACCGAGGTAGTCATGACGGCCAATCTCCGGGAATGGCGGCACTTCATCAAACTTCGCTCCGCTCCCGCAGCTCACCCAGATATGCGTAGAGTTGCCAGAATGCTCTATGACCTCCTATCGGTCAGATACCCGGTCTTCTTCGAGGACATTGAGGTGTAAGCCATGATTGTTAAAAAGGCCGGAGGAAAGGTTTACGGGGCAATATTCACCGCCGCAGAGAAAAAAGCTATGGATATGGAGATCAATCGGCAAATCATTGAGGCCGATAGACGGTATACCGATGATATTGACGCAATGGTTCTCTATACCCTCATGGTTCACCTTGGGTTTGGCCCTAAGCGGTTGCGCCGGTTCTATGAGGCGTTTTCGGCGGAACATGACCGGCTTATCCAGCACTACGAAATGCCGGATGACTACACATGGCTTTGTAAGGAGCAGTTGAAGAAAATTGGTGTCGATGTGGAAGCGTGGAATAGAGAAAGGGGAAGTCTTCATGACATTCGTGAACAATAACGGGAAAGTCCCGTATATCATGGTGGCCGGTGCCGATCATGTGTCCGGCGAAATGCCTATTGCAGCTGCGGAGCAGATTTACAACAAGGGTAAGAAGAGAGCCAGCAACCGGTTTCCCGGCTACCCGGTCTGTGTGGACGGGAAGTATTTCTTCGCTACGGTGAAGACCACTTCCCGTAAGAAAAAGACCGATGATGAATAAAGTCTGGCTGATATTCCTTGCGGTTTTCCTTCTCCTGTTGTCCTCCTGTGCGTCAGAGCCGGTTTCCAATGAGCAGGAGCCTCCCACTCAGACCGAACCGGTTGACCAGATAGAAAGCCCCTCTCCCTCTCTCTCACCGTGGTCAGAGGAAGAGATCACTGTCCTCTCGAAGATGGTATGGGGAGAGGCGAGGGGCATTCCCTCTGACACCGAGAAAGCGGCCTGTGTGTGGTGTGTGCTGAACCGGGTGGACTATGGGTATGGGAACATCGTCATGGTAGTAACCGCTCCTTATCAATTCGCTGGATATGATATAGATAACCCGATTGATGATGAAATTAAAGCCCTGTGTGAAGATGTTCTAACCCGGTGGTATGCCGAGAAAGCCGGAGAAACCGATGTTGGCCGAGTTCTCCCCTCGGACTATATGTGGTTTACCGGAGATGGAGAACACAATTATTTCCGCAATGCCTATGAGGGAGGTAAAACTTGGGATTGGAGTCTGCAATCCCCTTATAAGAGTTGAGAGGTGCCAGTCATGTATGAAAAGATACCTACCGAACTAAAGCAGAAAACACAATGGGTCAATGTGTGGAACAGTTCTAAGGTTCCCATGCAGACCGGCCAGAAGAAAGCTGCGTCCTCTGTCCTACCTGACACTTGGGGCACTTTTGACTGTGCTGTGCTGAATGTGGCAAACGGCATTTATGACGGGATAGGGTATGTTTTCAACGATGACGGTCTGATTGGGATTGACATTGACGATGGTTTTGCCGATGACCTGTTAAATCAACTGGCCTCAGACATTATCAGCCATTGCCAGTCCTACACCGAGAAGAGCCGGAGCGGACGAGGGGTTCATATTCTTTTGAAAGGCAATCTCCCCTTCAAGGGTCGCAACAATCGTAATGGCGTGGAAATTTATCGGAGTAGCCGGTACTTTATCATGACCGGGAATGTCCTGCTTTATTCGGAGATCATTGAAAATCAGGAAGCGGTTGACTATGTGGTGTCCAAGTATTTTCCTGACGCTCCGAAAGAGAGTACCGGTTTCTCCGCCTCTCAACGGATATACTCACCTATCTACCGGAAGCCAGAACACGGCAAGATCACGCTCAAACCTGAGTACCCGCCCATTACCACCGGAAGCCGAAACCTGAGCCTTACTTCGCTGGCCGGTCAACTTCATAATCAGGGGTACTCTAAGGCAGACATTTACAAAGAACTGCTGTTTGCCAATCAGCAAGCGTGTAAGCCCCCGCTTCCCAGAATTGAGATTGAAACAATCGTGAATTCAATTACCAGATATAGGAGGTAGTCATGCCTACCAGTTGGAAATCACAAATCGGCGGCGGGGTTTTCCGTATTCAGTTTGAAACGAATAACTTTAACTACTACAAGATGGTAGAAAAGGTTTGCCAAAAGGCCATTGATGAAGCCGACAAAGAAAGAGAAAAAGCAAGAGAAGTTCAAATGAGAACCCTTGGTCATTTATAAAGGAGATTGTATATGAAATCTTTCAGGCGTGGGGACATTGTTCTGATTGATGTTCCCATCGTGGACGGGAGCAGAGTTCAGGGTGGAAACCGCCCGTGGCTGATCGTACAGAACGATGTTGGCAATAGGCATTCTCCTACCACGATTGTAGTCCCTCTTACCTCCAAGTTAAAGAGAATGGAAATGCCTACCCATGTGATTGTCACAGGAAAGGGCATTAAAGCAAGCATGGTGGAGTGTGAACAGGTACGGGTCATCGACAAATCTCGTGTCAAAAAGTGTATCTGTACTCTTTCGCCGCAGATTATGTCCTATGTGGACAAGGCTTTGAAAAACGCTTTCTTTTACGGGGGGGGGTATAAACGATGGAGAATAAGATTTGTCCTTTATCTATCATGAGTCCTGCTGAGTGCCCGTTCATGAACTGTAAAAAGAATGAATGTGCGTGGTGGGATGAAGACTCTCAGGCGTGTGCGCTTTTGACCTTAGCAAGATCAGTTAGAAAGGTGACAAGAAATGGCAGATGAAATTTTGACTACCGAAGAGCAGGAACTTTTTCAGCTCTCCAATGGCCGGTACATCATGGATAAAGACCTCTCTCAGAAGATGTTTTACATTAAAGAGGCAAAGCCTGAGAGAAGTCACCAGATTAGCGGCACAGGCTATTCTTGGGACGAGTCCGGTATGGCGGAACTGTTCTCTGAATGCTATCAGAATGACACCCGCTTCTGCCCGGAGGCTAAGTGTTGGTACACCTATTCTAACGGTGCATGGCGAAAGGACATTGGCTCTCTGCTGGTGGCGGAAAAGATCAAGGAGTTTTGCCGCCTGATGGCTCTCTATTGCGGGGAGATTGACAATGAAGACCGCCGCAGGGAGTACATGAAGTTCATCTCTAAGATGGGAGATCGCCGTTTCCGTGACCGGCTCATGAAGGACGCCGCCAGCGTCATGCCGATCACCGCTGAGGAATTTGACTCAAATCCCTACCTCATTAACTGCCGGAATGGAACCTATGACCTTCAAAAAATGGAGTTCCGGGAGCATGACTGGCACGACTTTCTGACCATGCAGACCAATTTCGATTACACTCTGCAAGACGCTGAGTGCCCTCGGTGGGAGCGGTTTATTCAGGAAGTTACCTGCAATGACGCAGACAAGGCCGACTATCTGCAAAAGGCTCTCGGGTACTCCATGCTGGGTACGGCCAATGAGGAATGTATGTTCATTCTCCATGGCAAGACCACCAGAAACGGCAAGTCTACCCTTCTGAGTGCCATTCACCACCTTCTCGGGGATTATGCCTCCGTGTCCCCGGTGTCCATTATCTGCAAGTCTGACCGCTCCAAGAACGCCGAAGCTGCAAGCCCTGTCCTGGCCTCTTTGAAGGGTAAGCGGTTTGTCACCATGGCCGAGAGCAATCAGTATGGACGGCTGGACGAAGAAACAATCAAGCAACTCACCGGTGGCGAAGAGATCAAGGCTCGGAACCTCTATGAAGCTGCTACCACCTTCCTCCCGCAGTTTACCCTTTGGCTTTCCTGCAATGACCTTCCCTCAGTCAATGACAAAAGCCTGTTCGCCTCTGACCGTGTGCGGGTGATCGAGTTCAACCGGCACTTCTCTGAGGACGAGCAGGACAAGAACCTGAAAACGGAGTTCCAAACTCCCGAAGCCATGCAAGGTATCTTCACCTGGCTCTTGGAGGGCTACTTCAAGTACAAGCGGTTCGGCCTGAGAATGTCCCCGGCTATGCGTCAGGTGGTCAAGCAGTACGAGAAGGACAATGATCTTGTCTTGCAGTTCTTGGAGGAAAAGTGCGAGAAAAAGGAGAAGGTTTACACCAGACAGACCACCCTTTTCAATGCCTATAAAATCTGGTGCAAGTCCAATGGATATTTTCAGTGTAGTGCCAAGCGGTTCAACGCTGATATGGAAATGCACCCTGAATGGCACGATGGCCGCACGGTCTACTCCGGCTATCCCTGTTACCGTGGCATTCGGATGAAAGGAACGGTATGAGTATGTACTACAAGAGGAATTCATTCGAGGAACCCATTCCCACCGATGAACTTGAACCCGGCATGAGGGTATGTGTTCCAAGGTCTGTGACCTACGGGTGGCACCAGAACACCGGTCTGACGATCTACAAGTCACGCACTATCAAAAGAGTCACCCCGAAGAAGACAAAAGTGATTTGTGAGGACGGGAGTGAGTATTTCACAAAGGAAACGATTTTTCTCAGACCTGTCCATGAAATGAACATCGAGAATGATAGGGCCGGTTGTTTCTTCCAGATATGCAAAACCGTTAGTGATCTTGGCAGACAGCCCATTATCAACTATGTCGGCTCTTATGAGGACATGAAGGAGGCCGCAAAACATCTTGCCGCTTTCTATGAATTCTGCCTGAGAAACGCAAAGGAGAAGTGATTTCCATGAACAAGAAGAATATGCGTCGGGTGTCCATGCTGGTAACGGCGCAGACGGCAAAGAACTTAGACCGCCTCGCAGCTATGTCCGGCTACTTCGAGGTAGGCCGGGTGGTAGATAAGTTGGTCAGGGAGAAGATGATCTCCCTCCGGTGTGAGAAAGAAGGTGTACCGCATGGGTCTGGTGATTTTTAAGGGGGATACCAAGATCGGAGTGTATAACCTCCCCAATGTGAAGCGGCCCCGACTCTGTGTAGAGAAGGGCAACAGCATTATCAGTTGTGCGACTTTCAGGAATGACGAGTGTGCGGAACTGTTCATGAATGAACTGATTGATATGTTCGGCTTGAAGAAGGAGGGACAGTCATGATCTTCGACTCTTGTCCCGCTCATGACGGCGGGTGTCCATGCCTTACCTGTGAAGATGAACATTGTAAGGCTTGTATCGGGACTGGCCCTGGTAGGTACGGTGTTGATACAAACAAATTGTGCGCCAGGGCGAAAGCCTACTGTGAGAATGAAGGGAGTAAGCTGAAAGAAGAGAAAGAGCCGAGGGAAGTAACTCTTCTAAAAGCAGTCTGGCAGTTATTGAACAAGCAGAAAAATAGCCCTTATGTGTTGAATCTTTTGACGGAAACTGTTTTCTATGATGAAACGGAGTGTGATGGATATTGTCTTTCAGATGATATTCTCGACTATCTGTTGGAGAAAGGTATTGACTTGGAAATCGAAGGTTAAATATATTTAGTGTAATCACTGAATATATTTCATGTTTTCAAGGTTAGTGATATTTTAGTGACTTTTTGGTGAATAATCCGCCACTAACGGAAAGCCTTGTGGCGCAAGGGTTTGAGGGCAATTTTACCCCCTATTTTTAGTTTTTTCTGTATAAACCCCCTTATAGAGAGTGATATATAGAGGACTTTACTGCAAAAAGCCTAAATTATTCACTAAACTCACTAAGGGTGACTGAAAATAATTTGTGGAAGGAGAACGACTATGAGTGATAAAGTGGTAGATTTACCGACTCCCTCTCGGGGCCGTGGCCGTCCGAAGGGTACTGGTGGGAATAAGCGCCCTGATCGGACTGAGGCTATGAGTGTCCATACTGAGCCGGGTGACAATCGGAAATATCTACAACATTCTTTGAGAATGTGGGATTGGCCGTCTGTGGATATGAAGGAGCCGGAACAGGTGAAAGAGCGGATTGGTATGTATCTGCAAATCTGTTCTGAGGATGATATGAAGCCAAGTGTAGCAGGGCTGGCATTAGCCTTTGGAGTGGATAGAAAGACTATCTGGGCTTGGGCTAATGGTGTAGATAGTGCCTATCTTCCCAATGAAAGCCGTAACTTTATAAAAAAGGCGTACCAATTTTTGAACGCTCAAATGGAAGATTATGCTCAAAATGGGAAGATCAATCCGGTTGCCGCTATCTTCCTGATGAAAAATCATTTTGGTTATCAGGACAAGCAGGAGGTTGTTCTTACCCCGAACAATCAACTCGGGGAGGCCGCTTCTGCGGAAGAGTTACAGCAGAAATATATCGAAGCTGCGGCCAGCGACTATGACTCGGAAGAGTGAGCGACTTTCCGACTATCGTCAGCGACTATCGACTATGAGCTGAGCGACTTTGAAAACGGTCAGCGACTATCGACTATGAAAGAACCGCCGATCTCCCGTGATAGGAGGTTCGGCGGTTTCTTATACCCAGATCAGGCAGAAGGTGTCCGGGCAGAAGGTGTCCGGGCAGAAGGTGTCCGGGCAGATGGGCCGGAGCCATCCGCCTCTGGTATATGTTCATTTTCTCTTGAATTGTTGGACACGGTAAAGCGTCAATAAAATAATTGAAGAATTTTCAATAAAACGCTTGACAATCAATAAAACGCTTGATATAATGCAAACATCAATAAAACACTTGACATTGTACCTTGAAAATTGAACCCCCGCACTTTTCCCACGCAAGGCCGGAGAAATACCGCATTATAGCGTATCAAGGCCACGCCGGAGAAATGGAGCGGAATATATAAAGGCGGAAAGAGCTATTGCAGCTCATAAAGAAATGGAGGGTTAAACGATGAAAACGACAACGAAAGAAGCCCGGCAGAATATCCGGCAATACATTTTAGATCATTTCGACCCCTGCGGTTATGATTTCACCGGCCCTTGTACTTTCCAGAATGTTTCCCGCTTCATTCTCGAAGTTCACGCCAGTGAAAAGCAGTATTCCCCAGAATACCAGGCCGCAAAAGGTTTTACCAATGAAGCGGTTTTTGTAGATTGGTGCCAGGGATTACCCAGCGTGTTAGATACTTGCTATTACTATAACCGCTCTGCCGTGGCTGACCTGGGAGACATTTTGGAGCAATCGGAGAGGGAACGGGCGCAATATACCGAAGCGCAAGCCGAACGGCTTTTAACTCACTTGATTTATCAAGAATTAGTAAAGGGGGCAGCAGGACGATGAGGAAATACACCTTGCGAGAGCTTCGGGAGCTTGTGCGGCTGGGAATGGCTGTAAACATAACCGAAGCTGACCCGAAAAGCATTAAAGAGCCGGTTGAAAAGATCGGTTATAGTTCCGGCGTGTATGGCCTGAATGGCGGATTGCTCCAGGGCCGGGAAAGCGGCAATTATTACGCAATTACTGCCAGAAGTTCAAATTTGTTTTATTTCTTTTGATGGAGGTTGTTAAAATGGCGATTCGTGAATTTATGGGCTTGGATATTCCGGCTTTTAAGCGTTTCTACAAGGATAGCAAGAAAAACAATGTGCAGATGAAAGACCGTTGCTATTGGGCCGAAAAAGACGGTGATAGTTATTTCTGTGACGCGTATATGATTATCCGCTTCAAGGATACCACGCTTTCCCAGGTTGCCAGGGCTTTCGATTTGTCCTTTGATGATCTGCCCAGCGAGGATAAACCGGCTCAGAATTTGGAAAAGATCTTTTTTGGCTTTAAGCCGCTCGAATATGAACCCGCCTATATTTCCAAATGGAGCTGCGCTTGCAAGCGTGGCGGCTGTAAAGAACCCGGCTTTGCAAAAGTCATTACCAATGAAAAAACCTATTGCATGATTGACGAAAGGTTTTTACCGCCCTTCCGGGGTATCTCTCCCAGGATTAAAGGGGAAAACACTGGTATTATGTTTCAATACGGATTTGATGACGCAATGATGGCTTTTATACTTCCGGTTCGGCTTGACAAGGAAAGCACTGATATTTATAAGGCCATTCAATCCCAGGTTATGAAAGAAGTGGAGGACATGAAAAGATGATGGATTATAAGCAGCTCATTGAGAAAGATTGCCGGGAGTATCGGGAATTGCTGAGAATGCGAGAAGAAATCACCGCCGAAATGGAAGCTCTCAGCGACAAAATAAAGGCAGCTATGGGAGATCATGAAACGGTCATTGCCGGGGAATACAAGGTTAGCTATAAAACCGTTCAATCGTCCCGCCTGGATACTACCGCCATTAAAGCTCGTTTTCCCGAGCTTGTGCAGCAGTTTATGAAAACAGTTTCTTGCAAGCGATTCACTATTAGTTAAACGGGGTTGTCTGGTATGGTATTTATTGCGGTATTGCTTTTTCCTCTCATGATCTTATTTGATTGTGTGAAAAAGAATAAATAATTGAAGGGCTGGCGGGTTATCCGCTGGCCCTCTTTTTATGCCTTATTATATGGCTCTATAATGGCCTGTATAGGGCGTTTAATAGCATAGCAGTATAGGAACATAGGCAAAGACAAAATAGGCGTGTAGGGCATTGTATGGCCTTATATGCCTATTCTCTTTTTTTTCGCTGTTAGCTGCTATCCTAATTTTATGTGATTTGCATTATATGGGGCTTTTACCAGGATACCAGGGGCCAGGGGGCCGGGGGATATATGGCCGGGGGCCGAGGCGGGGTGAGTGCCGAAAATTCCCACAAAAACAAAAAGGCTTTATTTCAAGCGAATTGTTGTCAATATAACTCTTGACAATAAAACTCTTTATGCTATAATAATCCACAAGGAGCGTGATAGTATGAGAGGCCGTGAAATTCTAAAAGCCATCATGAAAGCAACCGGGATTTCCAATGCTGTTTTAGCAAAAAGACTCAATGTAAGCAATGCTACTATCTGGGAAAGACTTAACAACAAAAATGTAAAAGATATTCCAGTATCTCTCCTGAGTGAAATGGTAAGAGCCATGGACTATAAAGTGGTAGTTGTCCCTGCCACATCTCGTCTACCAGAGGGTGGATTTGAGGTTACTTCAAATGATGAAAAGAAATATGATCTCACTTCTCTTCTCTCCACCGATATACCCTCAGAAGAGTCCCCTATCAGCAAAGGAGGTAAAATCAAACTCACTTAACAATCGTTAAGGAGGCGTTGATTAGAAATGAAATATGGCTATGGCCGGGTCAGTTCTAAAGGTCAGAAATTATATGGCACATCATATCAGGAGCAGAAGGATATTCTTTTAGAGCATGGTGTACCAGAGGAAAACATTTACACCGACACATATACCGGCAAGAAAATGAGCCGTGAAGGGTTTGACAAGGTTCTGTCCTTATTGGCTTCCGGTGACGAGTTGATAGTGTGCAAGCTGGATAGACTTGCCAGAACAGCTGCGGAAGGGTCATTGCTGGTAAAACAACTGGTAGACATGGGCGTTAAGGTGAATATCCTGAATATGGGTGTTGCGGATAACACGCCCATGGGTAGGCTGATGGTAACAGTGCTATTCGCCTTTGCCGAGTACGAGCGGGATATGATTGTGGAAAGAACCTCTGCTGGAAAAGCATATAAGCGGGAACATGAGCCGTCCTATCGTGAAGGGAGAAAGCCAATCTCTATTGACCGGGTGCAATTTCAGAAAATCGCTCAAAAACAAAAAGACGGTTCCATGACTGTGAGAGATTGTTGCAGAGAACTTAGCATAAGCCGTTCTACATGGTACAATTTGGTAAGAAAGGAAGCCCGAGTATGAAAAAATATCTGTATCTCGTCTTTTCATTTATGCTATTGGGTCTTTGCTCTTGCACTGTTTCTTCTGAGAGTGAACAACCTACTACGGAAACTTCGGCACAGACCATTTACAAAGACCAATATGTTGAGGTAAAATTTGAAGGAGTTGGAGAATTACCCTCTATTGATGGAATGTCAGCAATAAACTTGACCCTTAAAAATCTTGGTGATGAAGAAATAACGGTCTTGTTTATGGACTCTTCTGTGAATGGTACAATGGTGCAGTTTGTAAGTGGTGTACCGGCCACAATGCAAGGTGGAAAAGAAATCGTATATACTTTGAGTTTTAATAATGAAACTGCTGGTATTTCTGATTATAGTGAGATTGATGAATTGGAATTTTCGTTATCCGTTAATGACGCAAATTTTGCTGAGATTAGTAGAAGCGAATTGTTGACAGTAGAAATATCATCATAAGCAAACAGGCTCTTTCAATAGGGAAGAGTAACAGCCACTACGGGCTATCGGAGAAATCCGGTAGCCCTTATTTTTTTGGAGGTCATTATGGTAGTAAATATTTTGGGAACAGAGTACACAGTCAACATTGTCACCGAACAGGCCGAGCCAAGGCTTGAAGGGTGTGACGGCTTTTGTGACGAAACTACGAAAGAGATCGTGGTAGAGAATTATAAGCGAGGTCAGCAGGGCGAAAAGGGCCGGTTGGAGATACAGGAGAAGAAAAATATCCGGCATGAGATTGTTCATGCTTTTCTGTTTGAAAGCGGACTGGCTGAGAACAGTGAGTGGGCGCAGAACGAGGAAATGGTAGATTGGTTTGCTTGTCAGGCTCCCAAGATTTATGCGGCCTTTCGAGCGGCAGGAGCGATTTGAGGTGAAGTATAATGGATTATCGTAAGATCGCAGATGGCATTCAGAGATATATCGAAAACAAGCCAAATGACCACACGGCCTATGTTGACTTGTTATCCCTGTGCCGTCAGTGGGAGGAAGAGGATTTTCAGAGCGCACATGGCTTGAATGGTGAGCTGCGGCGGCTCTGTGCCAGACAACTACGCCTTGTTTCCCCGAAAGAGGCGGACAAATTCTATGAGGTATGGCGGAAGAGTCTTCTCTTTGACGCTCCCTATAAGTTTGACGCTTTCATGACCTATATCGAACTTGACCGGAAGCCGGAGAAGCGGTTCTATGCTCCCAGGCGGCACTACCTGAAACCCATGGTGCAGGGGTTCCAAGATGTACTTGACGGAAAACTGCGTCTTTTGACAATATCCATGCCAAAAAGAGCGGGTAAGTCACAAACTGGTATCAATTTTGTCAATATGCTCTCTGGGAAGTACCCTGACCGGTCAACTCTGATGGAAGGAACGGGAGATGACCTTGTAAAGAGCTTCTACAACGGGTGTCTGGAATATCTGATTACTCCCAATGAGTATCTGTTCTATGATGTGTTCCCGGAGTCCCGGTTGGTGCAGACCGGAGCGGACACTAAGATTATCAATCTGAAATCCAAGTCCCGGTTCCCCACTATTATGTGTCGTTCTATTGACGCTCGACAGGTAGGTTTGTCTGAGGCTACCAATGTTCTCTATCTGGATGACTGTGTGGAAGGTCGTGAAGAGGCAAAGAACCGCCAGCGGCTCGATGATAAATGGGAAGTGATCTCCGGCGATATTATGGGCCGTGCCATTGAGGGTACTCCCATGGTCTTCACCGGTACTCGATACTCTATCTATGACCCTATTGGCCGTATTCAGGAACACGCTCAGAGAGAGGGTTGGTCTTGGAGGGCTATTGAAATCCCGGCTCTTGATCCGATCACGGACGAAAGCAATTATGAGTATGAGCGTGAAGGGCAGAAGGTGTTCACCACGGCTTATTTCCGGGAGCAGAGAGAACTTCTGTCTGCGGAGCAGTTTGAGAGTGAGTTCCAGCAACAGCCTTTTGAAGCAAAGGGTCTTCTGTTCAATAAAGATGAACTAAACTATTTCTTTGAGTTGCCCCCTGATCGAGAGCCGGACACTATTATTGCCGTAGGTGACACCGCTGAGAGTGGTTCTGACTCTACCTCTATGCCGGTAGCGGTCATCTATGGTACAGAGGTCTACATTGTCGATGTGGTATTTGATGACGCTCCCGCTGAGGTTACAAAACCGGAGTGCGCTAAGTGCCTGATCTCGAATAAGGTCGCTTCGGCCACCTTCGAGGCAAACAACGCTGGTCAGTATTATGCCAGAGATGTAGCGGAAATCATTCGCCAGCATGGGTACTCGATTGGCATTCGGACAAAGAGGACGATTTCAAACAAGCAGACTCGGATTGAGTTTGCGTCCGACAATATCAAGAAAAATTTTTACTTCAAACACCCTTCCACCTACAAGCGGGGAAGCCAGTATTGGAATTTCATGAAAGAGTTGACCACTTACACCAGAAGCGGTAAGGTTCCTCATGATGACGCACCGGACTCTCTTGCCCTTCTGGAAAATGAAATTCGTATGTTGACCGGGAGCAAAATCGAGGTATTCAAGCGGCCCTGCTAAAAGAAATTTTTGACTTTTATGCTCTCCAATGGTATTCTGAAAGATTAGGCATTGACAAGCATTGGAGTATTCGGTATAATGAACAGTGATGAAGTAGGTAGAGGGGAGGTGTCTTTGCAGAATGAAGCCTCTGTGCGGTCGTAGAGTGATTTATACCGATGTAGAGGAAATCACGGATGGAAATGTTGTGAGTGTTCTGCAAAAGGCACTTGCTATTCATCTTCAAAACAGGGCCGAGATTGATTATCTCTATCGGTACTATAAGGGAGATCAGCCTATTCTGTACCGAAGGAAAGAGGTTCGGCCTGAGATCAACAACACTGTGGTTGAGAACCGGGCCAATGAGATTGTTTCTTTCAAGGTTGGCTATCTGATGGGGGAGCCGGTTCAGTATGTCGCTCGTGGTGATGATAAAGCAGTCACCGACAGCGTGACAAGGCTGAATGATTATATGCTCTCCGAGGACAAAGCTGCCAAGGACAAAGAGTTGGCTGATTGGTCGCATATTGCCGGTACTTCGTACCGCATGGTTCTTCCTGATAGTGAGGCCAATGTGGAAGAGGACGAGTGTCCCGCTGAGATTTTTACTCTTGACCCTCGGTATTCCTTTGTGGTGTATAGCACTTCCCTTGGAACACCGGCCAAGATGGGCGTGAAGTATGTCCTGTTGGAAGACGGTACTCTTCTGTTCAGCTGCTACACGCATAATCACTTCTTCGAGATCACCAATACTTGGAACATTCAGCGAAGTGAAGAACAGATTTTGGGTATTCCCATTATCGAATATCCGGCGAATAATGCTCGTCTGGGTGCCTTTGAGATTGTCCTTCCCCTGTTAGACGCTATCAATACCGTAGAGTCTAACCGGCTGGATGGCGTGGAGCAGTTCATTCAGGCCCTCATGCTCTTCCACAATGTGGACATTACCTCTGAGGATTATAAAGAGCTGCGGGAAGAAGGAGCAATCAAATTCAAGGATATTGACCCTTCCCTAAAGGCGGAAATTCAGTATTTGACCGCTGAGTTAAATCAAAGCCAGACTCAAACACTGGTGGACGATATGTATGATACCGTCCTTACGATCTGCGGAATGCCGAACCGTAATGGTGGCTCTTCCACCAGTGATACCGGTTCCGCAGTCATCATGCGGGATGGTTGGTCGGCGGCAGAAGCCAGAGCCAAGGACAGTGAGCTGATGTTCAAGAAGTCCGAGAAGGAGTTCTTAAAGCTCCTGCTTCGGATTTGTAGTGATCTTGGGGACTTGGAGTTGAAGTTGTCGGCGGTGGAAATTCGGTTTACCCGCCGCAATTATGAGAATATCACCGAAAAGGCAAATGTCCTGATCGCTATGCTGAATAACTCCAAGATTGCTCCGCAGCTGGCTTTTACTCATTGTGGTATGTTCACTGACCCGCAGATTGCTTATAACATGAGCATGGAGTACGCAAAGGAGCAGGAGAAGAAAGCCTTAGAGCTTGCTTCTAAGCAGAACCCGGATGGAGGGAATGGAGGAAATGAACCCGGAGGTCAAAAGTCCGGTTCTGGTAACACCGGAAGCGGTTCGGACGATGAATGAAATCCTTTCCCGTGGCAAGGGTGTTGAACTTGCCGTGAGAAATGGGAGGCTGGTTCTTTGGGAAACAGCCAGTAAAAAGAAATATGAGGCCGTTATAGCGAGATAACGGTAACAGCCATTACGGGCTATTGGTGAGAGTGGAAACGCTCTTGCCGATAGCCCGTTTTGTTTTTGATTTTAATGCCGCAAGGCTTGAAATGGTCAGTGAAGACCTTAAAACGCAAAAGGGAGAAAACCCTACCAAAAACGGAAAATCGTGCTGAGGGAACAGCCTTGTTAAACGCAGGAGGTATTTGTTATGGCAAAGATTGACACAAGTTTGATCGAAGGTTATGCGGACATGACCCCGGAACAGAAGCTCGCCGCTTTGGAGGCTTTTGAGTACGAGGATAATGCCGCAGAGCTGGAAAAGCAGAAGAACGCTCTTTCCAAGGCCAATTCCGAGGCCGCTGAGTGGAAGCGTAAGCACAATGCTCTTTTGTCCGAAGAGGAAAAGAAGAAGCAGGAGGACGCTGACAAGTTGGCTCAGATGGAACAGGAGCTTGCCGATCTCCGTAAGGGTAAGACCATTTCAGAGTATAAGGCCAAGTTCGTTGCTCAGGGTTACGATGAAGCTCTGGCTGAGGAAACCGCTCAGGCTCTTGCCGATGGTGACAGTGCCAAGGTCTTTGCCAATCAGAGCAAGTTCCTCGAAGAGTATGCGAAGAAGGTCAAAGCTGACGCTTTGAAAAAGACCCCTAAGCCTACTCCCGGCGCTGGTTCTGGTGGCGGTGCGATTGACTACGACAAGAAGATTGAAGAGGCGCAGAAGAACGGTGATCTGGCCGCTGTTGCCTATTACAACCGCCTGAGAGCGCAGGAAGAGGCTGATCAGAACAAATCGTGAGAGTAAAGGAGAATGACTTATGGCAGATGTTCTTGCTACCAGTTTTGGAGTATTGAACTACTCCGGTATGCTCTTCAATAAGGGCAATACCCGTTGTCCCCTGTCTTCCATTATTGGCGGCAGGGCGAAGACCACCAATCATGTTGAGTTCGTGACCGGTCAGGAGTACACCACCGGTGGAGGCACACAGCCTTCTATTAGCGAAACCGCCTCCCTGACTGCCCCTGACGCTACCGTTGTCACTCGGACTCAGAAGACCAATGTGACTCAGATTTTTCAGGAGTCCGTAGGCATTTCCTATGCCAAGCAGTCCAATATGGGTACTCTGAGCGGTCTGAATGTGGCAGGTCAGCAGGCTAACCCGATCAATGAGCTGGACTTTCAGGTTGCAGCTAAAATGCAGAAGGTTAACCGGGACATTGAGTTCACCTTCATTCAGGGAACTTACAATAAGGCCACCTCTGACGCTACCGTGAACAAGACCCGTGGACTGGTGGAGGCTATTACCACCAATGTCACCGCTATGGCAAGCAAGCCCCTTGGTCTGTGGGATATTGCCGACATGGTGAAGAAGGTTTATGGGGCCAATGCTCCCACCGATGGCCTGTGCCTGTGGTGTGACGCTGTGACTCTGTTTCAGGTCAACGCTGACGCTGTGCAGAACGGTCTTACTGTGGTTCCCGCCGCTCGGGAGATCAATGGTATCGCTCTGTCCAGTGTGGTTACTCCCATCGGTGTTGTCTACCTGTACCTTGGCGAGTGTCTTCCTGCTGGTACGGCCCTGCTTCTGAACCTGAATGTGATCGCTCCCGTTTATCAGCCTGTTCCCGGTAAGGGTAACTTCTTCTTGGAGCCTCTTGCCAAGGTGGGTGCCGGTGAGAAGTATCAGCTCTTTGGTCAGATCGGCCTTGACCACGGCCCCGAGTGGTATCACGGCAAGTTTACCGGTATCTCTACCGAGTTCACCGCTCCCACTTACAGCCGTAGCGTGTATGTGGCGAATGCGGCTGACTTCCCCGGTGGTTCTGCGGGTTAAAGAGAAATTTTGATGGAAAGGGATGACAGAAATCATGACTGACGCTGAAAAACTGTCCATGTTGAAGACCATGACCGGCGAAACAGATGAAGCCATGCTTTCTGTCTACCTTTCTATCGCCGCAAATAAGGTTTGCCGGAGGGCTTATCCCTTTGACGAAACCGTTACCGCCGTTCCGCCCCGGTATGACTTCAATCAGGTAGAGATCGCAGCTTACCTTGTGAATAAGCGTGGTGCGGAGGGAGAAACGGCGCACAGTGAGAACGGCATTTCCCGTTCCTATGAGGACGGAGATGTACCGCCTACCCTGTTGCGTGAAATTGTCCCCTTTGCCAGCGTTATCAAGGGGGACTTGACCTCATGAAGATCATGGAGCGTAATAAATCGTCCTATTGGTACTTGCTTTATGACAAGAAAGAACCGGTTCGGGACGAGGACGGAAATGAAACAGGAGATAGCCGTGTAGTCTACAAGGCCGCTGTTCAGCGGCGGGATAATGTGTCGGCGGCTACCGGTTCGGCTCAGGTGGAGCAGTTTGGCAATTTCATCTCCTATGACAAGGTGATTGTCACTGATGATCTCTCTTGCCCCATTGATGAAAATACCGTGCTGTTTGTTGATAAAGAGCCGGAATATGACGCTGACGATAATCCCCTCTATGACTACATCGTGCGGCGTGTGGCTAAGAGTCTAAATTCCATCTCCTACGCTATAAGCAAGGTGACGGTATCGTGAAGACGATTAAAGTACCTCTGTCTGTGGCCGGGATTGATAATGCCATTCGGGAACTTGAACGCTACCAGAATTGGTTGAAAACCCGTGCAAATATCCTGCTTGACCGACTGGCCCAAGAAGGATTGTCTGTCGCTTCGGCTAATTTTGCGAAAGCGGAATATGACGGAACGAATGATGTTTCTGTGTCCGTTGAACAGAGAGCAACCGGAGCCAGAGCGATTGTTGCCGTTGGTGCTTCTGTCCTCTTCATTGAGTTCGGCACCGGTGTTGTCTACCCGGACAATCACCCGGAAGCTGCGGAACACGGTATGCGCCGTGGAGAGTATGGAGTTGGTCATGGTAAACAACAGACATGGGGTTACTACGGTGAAGCCGGTACGAATGGCGTTGAGTTCACCAAGCCGAACGGGAATACCGTAGTCCTCACGCATGGCAACCCGGCCAATATGTCCATGTATGAAACCGTAAAGCATTTAGAAGGGATTTTACCCCGCTTGGCTCAGGAGGTGTTTCGATGATTGATGTAGAAAATCAGATTTATACACCGATTGCCGAAGCTCTTCGAGAAGCCTTTCCGGGTATTGACACAAGCGGTGAATATGTCAAAGCCCCTTCCGCCTTTCCCCATGTAAGCATTGTGGAGCAGGACAATTACCCCACACTGACTCACCTGAGTACCAGTGACAGCGAAGAGTATGCCACGATCATGTATGAGGTGAATGTCTACTCCAATAAGGCTTCCGGGAAAAAGGCACAGTGCCGGAGCATTATGAAGGTCATTGATGATCTGATGTACCGGCGCAACTTCACTCGCATTTCCCTTTCCCCGGTTCCCAATTTGGAGAATGCAACAATTTACCGTCTGGTGGCCCGGTATCGGGCTGAAACGGATGGTGTAAATCTTTACAGGAGGTAACAGAAATGGCAATTAGCACTTACAAGGTCTTTCTGATGAAAAAGGCTTCTGCTGGTGAAACCTATGAGAAGCTGGTTGACATTAAGGAGTTTCCCGATCTGGGCGGTGAGCCTGAAATGCTGGAAACTACCACGCTGTCTGACAATATGCAGACCTATATCGCCGGTATTCAGTCCCTCGATGGTCTGTCCTTTACCGCTAACTACGATATGACCGATTTTCAGAAGCTCAAGGCTCTGGAAGGTAAGACCGATAGTTACGCTGTCTGGTTTGGTGGTCAGGAGCGCGCCGGTGTCGTGACTCCCGATGGCTCTAACGGCAAGTTCGAGTTTGACGGCCAGTTGTCCGTCTATCCCGTGGGCGGCGGTGTGAATGAGGTTGTGGATATGAACATCTCCATTGCTCCTTCTACCCCGATCACTTTCTCTGCTGAGTAATCACAATCGGCCTGAATGATAAGGAGGATTTATCATGGCTAAGACACTGACAATTAAAGACCCCGTTTCCGGCGAGAGTTATGCGCTGGAATACACCCGCAAGACCGTTGAAACGATGGAGAAGCAGGGCTTTATTGCGGAAGATGTTGAGCGTAAGCCCATGACCATGCTTCCCGCTCTGTTTGCTGGTGCGTTCCTTGCACACCACCGCTGGGTCAAGAAAGATGTGGTTGACCGCATTTACGCTCGTCTGCCCCGTAAAGACGAGCTTCTGCCTAAGCTGGTGGAGATGTATAACGAACCCATTCTGTCCCTCATGGAAGAGCCTGAGCAGAATGGTGATGACGAGGGAAACATGGACTGGACTGCGAACTGGTAAGCGAGTCGCAGTCCGATAATCTGGGGGGCGGTGGCGGCAATCGCCCCGCTCCCCGTTTCGCTTACGAGCGGTTTTACGAGTTGTTTCCGTACTATCTTGCTATCGGAATGACCTATGAGCAGTTCTGGGAACAGGACTGTGATCTGGTTAAATATTATCGCAAAGCTGCGCAAATTCGGCAGGACTTAAAAAATCAAGAGGCTTGGTTACAAGGGGCTTATTTTTATGAAGCATTGGCCGATGTTTCTCCTATTTTAAGAGCGTTTGCAAAAAAAGGGTCAAAAGCTCGGCCATATCCGAAAAAGCCTTTTGATTTGAATGGTCGAGGCGATAAAACCGAGCAAAAGAAAGCCGAAGAGAAAAGTGACGATAAGGCAAAGAAATATATGGAAGCCTTTGCACTTGCTCATAACAGGAAATTTCAAGAGCAGAAGGGTGGTGGAGTAAATGGCCGATAATGTTGAAATTCAGGGCTTAGAGTTTCAAATTCAGGAGAACAGTGAAGGTGCTGTTTCCGGGATTAACAATCTCAAAAAGGCTCTGAGCGGTTTGAAGGGTGCTACTGGTGCCAGTGTTACCGGCCTGAATGCTACCAGTAAGAGTATTCGGGAATTGAAGAATGCCCTTTCCGGTCTGAATAGCGGAGATGTGTCTAAGAAGTTGACTCAGATCGCTACGGGTCTGAAAGCCTTGGAGTCGGCCAAGAACATTAAGATTTCCAGTTCTATTGCCAATCAGTTAAACGCCCTGAATGCGGCTCTGGCAAATGTCCGGTGGACGGACGGCGATAAGCTCAGAACCCTTGCTGATGGCCTGCGTCCCCTGTCTGAGTTGGGTAAGGCCAATATGACCACCTTTATCAATCAGCTCAAAAAGCTCCCTACCGTGATTGAGGAATTGGAAAAGGCTGATATTGATAAGTTTACCCAGCAGATGAAAGAATTGGCTGCAGCTATGAAGCCCTTTGCGGATGAAATGCAGAAAGTGTCCAATGGCTTCTCTGCGTTCCCTTCGAGAATTCAAAGGCTGATTAGAAGCACGGAGCAGTATAACGGAACAGTCAGACGGGCTACCAATAGTACCAGCGCATGGAACAAAGTAGCAAACGGCCTGAAATTCGGCACGATGATTTATGGCCTAAGTCGGTTGGCCTCTATGATCGGCACGGCTATCACAAAGTCCAATGAGTATCAGGAGAATTTGAACCTGTTCACTGTGGCTATGGGTGAATATGTTCAGGAAGCCTTTGACTACGGACAGGCCGTAAGTGAGGTTCTTGGTATTGACCTATCTGACTGGATTAGAAATCAGGGTGTGTTCAATACCCTTCTGACCGGTTTTGGTGACACGGCGGAGAGAGCGGCCCTTATGAGTAAGAACCTGACTCAGCTGGGTTATGACCTATCCTCTTTCTTCAACATTTCTGTTGAGGACGCAATGCAGAAGTTACAGTCCGGTATCTCCGGTGAGTTGGAGCCGTTACGCCGGTTGGGTTACGATCTCTCTCAGGCCCGGTTGGAAGCCGTTGCCCTGTCCCTGGGAATTGATAAGAGCGTTATGTCCATGACTCAGGCTGAAAAGGCCGAGTTGCGGTACTACGCTATCATGACTCAGGTGACTACCGCCCAGGGGGATTTGGCAAGAACCTTGGAGTCCCCTGCCAATCAGCTTCGTATTCTGTCCGCTCAATTTAATATGGCGGCACGATCCATCGGCAATATCTTCATCCCGGCTCTGAATGCTATTCTTCCCTATGCAATCGCTGTTGTTGAAGTTATCCGGGAGATCGCTGACGCAATCGCCTCTCTGTTTGGGTTCGAGTTAACTGAGGTTGATTACTCCGGTATCACGGCAGGAGCCAGCGGAGCCGGTAGCATGGCCGACAGTCTTGATGAAGCTGCGGGAGCGGCTAAGAAGTTGAAGCAGTACACCGCTGGGTTTGATGAACTGAATGTGTTTTCTCCTGATAGCGGAAGTGCCGGTTCCGGTGTTGGGGCCGGAGGCGGTAACGGCTTTGATTTCGAGCTTCCCGAGTATGACTTTATCGGGGAAGCAATTCAAACACGAGTCGGTGAAATTAAAGCCATGATTGAGAATAGCCTTGCGGATATAACCGCTGTGGTTTCCGGCTTTTCCTTGGCTATCGGAACAATTATGGTTTTGACCGGTGCAAATATTCCTCTTGGATTGGGGCTTATGGTCATGGGAGCAGCTGGCCTTGTCGGTACGATTTCTGCAAATTGGGGGAGCATGAACGGTCAACTGGCAAGCACTCTTGCTACGATTACCGGTATGCTGGGAGGCTTCTTCCTTGCTCTTGGTGCGCTTCTGACATTTACAGGGGCAAATGTACCTCTTGGCATTGCTTTAATGGCGGTTGGAGCAGTAAGCCTTGTTACTGCGGTAGCTGTGAACTGGCACGCAAGCGACACACCGTTAAAGGACGCACTTGCCACTCTGACCGCTATCGTAGGGGGTTCCCTTTTAGCAGTAGGCGCACTTTTGGCGTTTAGTGGAGGGAGCGTTCCCCTTGGCATTGCACTTATGGCGGCTGGTGCTATTTCGATTGTAGGCTCTGCGGCCTTGAATTGGAACGGCATGAATGAACAGATCGGAACAATCATTGGCACTCTTACTGGTATGGTAAGCGGTGCATTGCTTGCTTTGGGTGCGCTCTTTGTGTTTACCGGAGTAAGTTTGCCTCTTGGTCTTGCTCTCTTAGCGGCTGGTGCTGTAAGCCTTGTGACTTCGGCAACCGTAAATTGGCAGTCTACGAATGATACCATGTCTACCGTTTTGGGAACGCTGACTGCTATTGTCGGAGGCGCAATGCTGGCTGTTGGTGCGTTACTGACTTTTGGAGGTGTAAACCTTCCTCTCGGTCTGGCTCTTATGGCGGCTGGTGCTATTTCACTGGTTACTGCGGCTGTGGTTGACTGGACATTTGTAGTCACTACGGTAAAAACAATTTTGCAAGAAATTGGAATTGCCGCTGGTGCCGCTTTACTGGCTCTCGGTGTCATGCTGACATTAAGCGGAGGTGCCCTACCTCTCGGTATCGGTTTGATTGCCGCTGGTGCCG